AAGTGCTGCGGGAGTAGCCACAACCTTCGCTGCTGGAACAGGGAGCTTTACAGCCTTTACGCCACTGCTTGTCGTTAGAAGTTTAGAATCAGCTAGAGCTTTGGATTTAACTGAGGGTTTTCTTTTCTTGGCATGCGTTGGCATGACCTTCTTGGCATGCGTTGGCATGACCTTGGCGACTTTTAGGCCCATGAAAAAATCTGCCGCAGCAGAATACTTCTCGTTTGTATCTGTTTCCTGCTGTAGTAGCTTTTCAAATTGGTCCATCGAAATCTCCTACAAACTCGCACTATAAACAGATTTATACATCATAATTGCGAGAGTGAATTGAAGGGGGTTGGCCGCACCATTAGCCGCTGTAATGGAAATTCCCCCACTCAATGGGGAGTAAAGTTTCCAGGTGTAGGTTTGATTTTTACCGTTGATAACAAGATCTACTTCCGTGGCAGTGGCAGAACCACCATGAACAGCAATTTCTTGTGCCGTGACAGCAGCACCATTCGCCCCATTTCCAGGTTCTGTGGAACCATGAACAAGACCAGCCGCAGAAAGAGTGATATTAGCCAGAGTGCCAACAGTCACTGAAAACGCTAGGTAGTGCTCTGAGCCCGGAATAACAATAGTCTGCGTATCCGCGCCACCGTTAGCCTCTAGCTCAAATTGTAAAATCTCTCTTCGTTTATTTGGAATAGTTGGCACTTATATCTCCTATGAATCCAAGTCCGAAAATAGGCCGCTAATATAAGAGTACTCGGATGGAACACCTGTACCGTTTAACGCCCCACCGAGGTTCATGGCTTGCTTTAAACGAAACTTCTTTTGTTCGTAGTTCTGAGTAAACAAGTTCATCCAATTCATCAATTGTGGTCCTTTATCCGAAACACTTACTTGGATGCCTTGGCCATCTGAATAAGACATATGGTTCCTGGTCTGTAGTAACCCGACTGACGTAATAATGTTAATAATCGCCCCATTTATTAATAGGGATATTGAAGGAAAATTGGCTAAGGTGAAAGCACCTAATAGCGGTGGAGTCATATTAAAATCGTCTATGCACTCCATTGCCGCAAACGCAATTTCTCTGTCCGAAGTCTCCCTTCCTTCAATCAGCCGATTGAGTTCTGGGAAGTCCCGCATTTTGGCGCGAATAAGAGCAATTGCGTTAGTAAGCTCCTTGGGCAAACCTTGCTCAACAGAAACCGATGGACCCAAAGCATTGCTATTTGGATTTTGTGGGTCGTTGGCCACCGCTATTACTCCCGCCCCGCCTTAGCTTTTTCGATTACTTCAATAATCGATGCTTTAGTCTCATTGCCCTTTAGGGAGATTCCCATATCCTCAGCCATAGAAATGAGTTTCACTTTCCTCATCCCACCCAAATCAACCGTATCTCCTGAGGGAGCTTTCTTATTCTTACGGTCTTCTTTGGCAGCATTGGGGTCAGCTTGGTGAACAGTTATTACCTTACCGTCAATAAGGTGCTGTAGTGCCGCGAGGGTTTCCTTGGAAACTTCAGCACAGTCCCCAACCAGTAGTGTTTTACCCTCAAGCATGAAAGGTACTGTCTCGCAACGAATAAACATTACTCGTCCTTTTTACGGCGTCTGCTGCGGGATTTCTTCTCTTCTTTTACTTCCTCGCTCGCCCCAGACATTTTCATAGTAACTACACCTCTATCAGCCTTCTTTTTTTCTGGGGCTGGAGATGGGGGCGGGGGTGGTTCAGGAGAAGGAGCATAAATAGGAATCTGTGCTGCTTCCACCTTGGATTGCGCCGCTTTTGCTGCCCCAATTGCCGTTAAACTAATTAGCTTATTAGCCAACAACTCATCGATTTTAATTTTATTAGAGGCGTACACACTATCATTAATAGTAATAGTCTCCGCTGGTCCAATCTTACGAACACCAATACGCATACGAGCAGAATTACGTTTTACCTGTGAAGTTGTACGGCCTCGCTTATGGGGATCTCTACGTGTATTCGCGAGATTTGTAATTTTATAAGGCATTACTTTTTCCTCCTCTATGCGTTTATGCAAAATAAATGGTGAAGCACCCTCCGACAAAGCCGGAGGATGCCAACACCAAACAACTTAGAACTGAGCAACCGCCGGGAAAGTAACTCCCTCATTAACGAGGTGGTTACGAGCACCCAAGGCTTCTTCAGCCACAGGCAATCGCAAATCACGAATCGCGACGTTGTCAGCAGGAGTGCCAACGGTTTCTACGCAACCGGTGTAAAGCTCAAGCTTTCGAACACCAGCAACATTACCAACATACATGCCGATATCTTCCCACGCCTCAAACGAGATTCGGTTACGCTCTTTGTCAGCGTAGAATTTCGTTTTATTGAGAAGGAGAAAGCCACCCAGGTATTCTGGCGCAGTAAATGCGTAGATATTACCGGGTCGGAGAATATCCGTCTTCAAGGTACGAATAAACTTACGGCCAATGACCGTCTTATACTTGTACCCATCAACAGTAGTCTCACCAACAATCTTGTCACCCATGTCAGCATGGAGCCAAGCGTTGATATCCTCAAAATCAGTATCAGTCATAAGAAACTGATCACAGCGAAGTCGTGAACCACGACCACCGCCGCCCGTGAACGTCTGGAACAACTTAATAAGGTCGTCCTTCTGAACGGGGAAGATGAGGCCTTCATCAAGACCATCAGCATCGTTAGCAGCAGCGGTGCCCGCGAGAGCATCGATGCTTTTAACTTTACCAACTTCAGGGATAGCATTTGTCGCCACATTACGTGCCGTAAAAGCCGCAGCATCAGCATAGGCTGCCCCGAATACGAGGCCCTGTGCATCTTGCTGCAATCCTTGAACTGCTGATTCCATGTGAGTCAAGAACACTCGGTCCTCAATCTCTTGGATATCATTAACAATATTACGCTTAATAATCTCCGTGATTGGCATCACGTAGGCCATAAGCTCTTGCTCAGTTTGCTCAAATCGTTGCGAACCAACCGTATGAAACGGTACCTCAAAACGTGGGCCAGTGTAATATCTCACTGTGGGCTGTGCCCGAAATGACATACTCATGGCTCGGCTTTGGGGCTCCACTTCAACGATCTTCACGAGGGTATCGTGATTAACGCTGACTTGAAGATCCGACCGACTTACAGTCTTTGGGGGGAGAACTTTGCGAGCAAAGCTTTCCTCACGCAGACGGTCTTTAATGAAATCACCGCCAAGAGCAGCAATCTTTTCTTTTCCAGCCTCAGTATCGAGTTTGCTTACAAACAACTCGTTGAGGACTTCGCTAGGTACACTAGACATTTGTATCCTCCTCAGGCTTAATCAGTAGAACCGACATAACGAGGCTTATCATAAAGATAAACGCCGATTGCTCGGTCAGCAGCAGGGGTTTGTGCAGAAGTGCGGGTTACGTATCCAACAGCCCAACCACAATCGTTCTCTGCCATAGGCGCAAGAACCAATCGGGTGGTAGCTCCCTCGATAGAGGTCGCACAAATTTGAACAGACACTAGCGCAGCCAGTGGGAAGTTCGCGGCATTTTCAAGTGCCAAACCTGTGTTGGGTGTAAGATAAAGAGTGCAGTCTACATCAACTCCACCCATAGACAACGTTGATACACGAGTATCACCGAGTGCTTGGCGGTCTGCCCGTTGAGCAGAACCCCACACCATACTCAGGGACGAAGCCTGATTATTGGTAGCGGTCACGTCACCGTGCGCACCTCCAAAATATACAACCTGGGGAGAAGCCCCAGTCTGCGTAATAAATTCACCATCCTCTGGCGCAGCAGCAAGCCCGCTACAATCCACATCTCGGGTTTGAACCTTCAAAGTAGACGAAGTTGGGCTCACGTTTCTGCGTCGGACAGCACTAAAGGCTCCAGCAGCCATTTTTTCTCTCCTTGTTTAACGTGTTAATCATTACTTCCGAGAAGGAAATTCTCAAAAGCACTCACAGCATCGCCTTCCGGCACATCGGAAATTGATGCAAATGACAGATCGGGTGGGGATAGAGCTAGTGCTTCTTTAACCACATTCAAATCCTTCTTAGAAGCTAGCAACGCTGCTACCTTCTGCTTCAAAGGAACTGTGCGGTCAGAGAAACCACGAGCATCCATCATGGATACAATTT